CGAGTATGATGAAGAGGATACGACTGAGGAAACCATCTAGGATTCACGCCTAAGAGAGTAGTCCCTAGATGAAAATCTAGGGACTTTCTTTTATACCTAGAGAGCATCTTATGCGACGTCGAACGAGAGTGACGATAGTCAGCACCAGGAAGCTCATCCTCTACGTTTACGTGATCCCCTTTCTGGTGATTGTTTCACTGTTCGTAATGTTCTTCATCTGGGCCTTCACGCCATCCTCAGCAACTTACGTAAGACTCGTGAAGACGGCACAGGTCAAGTACAATCTTAGTCCGTACAGCAATTCACATGCTACACTAGATAGGAATATACAGTGTAGATTGATGGATACATCTGTACACCACATCGATGGAGATCCTACAGATTACTACTATGTGAATTGCAATAATCGTGTAGGATATGTTGGCAAATCTAATCTAAGTTGGTAGAGATCAAGGAGATCTAAAATGTCAGTACGTTTCATCATCCACAACGCAGAGGAACTGATTGGTTTGCTGGAAAGCAAAGCGGCAGAAGCACGTGCAAATCAAGGCAAGACTCGCACGAAGGTGGAATCTAATGAACTACGTGGTCAGGTCTACGCTTTCAATGAATCCATCTTCTACATCAAGGAGATGGTTAAGACGCAAAAGGAAGACGCTACGGATCAGGAGAATGGGCTGGAACCGCTGAAGGCGTAATCTACCATGAGAGATGCTCACACTCGCTGGAAGATCTTCATCATAGTGCAGATCCTGATCCTTCTGTGGCTTGCCGCTATCGTCGGGGTACGTCTTCTGGAAAGGCTCTAGCTCTAGCATGAAGAGAAGATTGATAGATGCAGATAAGCTCATAGCTGACTTTGAAGCTCGGAGAGATTTTATAGCTCGTGATGAGATAAACTTCGACGGAGAAGTTGGTGAGAACATGAGGGCTGGAGCTATCTTGGCTTTGAACCAAGCTCTTGAGATCATTAAAGAGTTAGCTCACAAGCCAAGATAGCGCATGAAAAAGATACCCTAGATGGTTGCCGTCCTTCCATCTAGGGTATTTTTTTGCCCTCATCCCCCCATAGGAATCGGGGTGGCTATGAATCCTGCAAGAGCCAATAGCCAGAGAAGCAAGATCACTACGACAACTCCTAACGTGATTGCTCTCCAGGGTGGAGGAAATGATCTGGACAGATACTCGATTCCTACTACGAGTACAATCCCCACGATGATGAAGATTATCCATTGTCCCATGATTTACTTTTCTTCTGCCGTATCCTCCGGCGGAACGTCTAGCTCTGAATCTGGTTCAGTTTCCATCATAGAGACAGATCCAGTTGTCTGGACAGATGCTCCTTCTACGACTGGAGGAAGCCATCCAGTCAGAAGTCCAAACCAAGTCTGAACTCCCACTAAGATCCCATAATCTGCGCTTGCGGGATCAGTAGCCCAAGCGTCATAGGTCACGGCCCACCCTGGATCAGCTAGGATAGTAGAAACAAATCCATAGCTTTGTGGTTGCCGTAAGACGTTTGCGAGGACAGTATCTACATATCCTGGGTTTGCCGTACTCTTGACCAGAGCTTGTTGCTTCACAACTACATTTACTTGCTCATTGAAAGTAGGTGAAGCTATGAAGGCTTGCTGTTGAAGTGCGGATATGGTCATTTATCCTCCCATTCCCATACGTTGTGCTTCTTCCGGATCAAGCTCGGCAATCAAGTTATTAAGTGCGATGACAGCTCCTTCCGTGCGTGAGACAGATGTCTCAAGATCTTTAAGACGCTGAGTGATAGCATCACGTTCTGCTTTCACACTATTAAGACCTTGGATCATCTTCTCTCTGCGCTCTTTGATGCTATCTAGAGGCATAGATGCTTGTTGTGGTTGTGAATTCATAGGTGGGATAGCCTCATTGACGACACGGTGATTGTTGCTGACGAGTTCTTGAGTTTCCATTGTCTTGCTCCTTGCCGCTTTGCGGCTTCTTGAATTCTGAATTGCCATATATAAACTTCCTAAACAGCAAAAGTAAGTGAACCTGTGAGGGAATTATTTGATGTTCCGAGTTGAGTTGCAGACAAGAGGGTAAAACTTGTTGCCTGAGCAGATGTTTGATAGAGATAGATAGTTTGCGTTGCAGTACCGGAATATCCGATCAGGAAAATAATTCCAGGTGCGGCAAGACCGCTGAAAAGTATTGGCCCCATCGCAGTAGATTGTGCCGCAAAGGGCAATCCCGTCAGAACTACCTGTCCCGTTAATGCTCCTTTCGTAAATGTAATTGTGAAGAAGCAAGTACACAGATTTCCAACTACCGTATAAGTTGCACTTCTCGATACTATGGTTGCTGCCGTTCCCCCGATGGTTACTCCTACTACCCACGTTCCCTCGGCATAATAAGCAAGAGTGTTTTGACCAAAGTTGACTCCAGCAGGAACACTCAGAATACCCGAAGAAGCCTGGAGCGTCATCCTATCGACGTTATTGGCTCGGAAGATGAGATTTGCTGTTGAAGCTGGCCCCCAGGAACCGATGTACATCTGCCCATTGGAGTGGACGAAGAAACCTCCTTCAACGTTTGACGTATTCTTCGCAGTGACCTGTACAATCACATCATTCGGATTGACGAAGATACCGTCATCCGTCCTTAGAGCTGACCCTCCTCCTCCTCCGATATGAAGTGCTTTCGTCGGCGCAATTATATTGATGCCAACGCGATTGTTAGAATCAACGATTAAAGCCCTGGACGTTACACCCGCAAGGCTAGTCCAAATTTCGAGTCTTCCGCTGTTATCGGCCCCATTTCTGGCAGCCCCTATACGAGCGATCTCGACATCAGGAGCGGTATCGTCGCTGATATGGAAGCTCTCATAAGGCCCGTAACCGTCAGCGATATTGGTCGCACTATTGGCGTAATGGGTCACGGTCGCACGCTGATTGGTGAGCAGACCCGTCGTTGTGCGCTCCAAAACTAGAGGTTGATTCGACGTGAAGATATGAAGCGGAACACTCGGTGACGCCGTTCCGATTCCCACGAAGCCAGTAGAGTCAATGACGAGATGAGGAATCGTCGTTGCTCCGACTGCTAGTTTAATCTGCCCCGTAGTAACGGTATTACGGATAGCTATATCGCCAACTCCGAAGTTATAGATCACCCCATCATTCGGAGCAACTATACCTTGAGCTGTATAGCCCGCAGGACGCTTTGCCATATAAATGTAATTGGCTCCGACTAGAGCAAGTAAGCCAGCACCCGCCGTTCCTGCGCTCGTGTCATTCGTGGCTGCAAGCCAGGTTGTTCCCGTCTGATTATTCCAGACATGGAGGGGATAAGCTGGACTCGCTGCATTTGGCCCAATCCCCACAAAGCCACCATTATCAATTCTCATCCTCTCGGCACTTGCTTGCCCAAAGACAATCGGTACGTTTAAGTTGTTTGTGCCGATTGCGAGTGAAGTCAAACCTGCACCAGAAGCGATGATCTCCGCTGCGCCCCCCACCGGAACGCCGTAGCGACTGCCCGTCGCCAGGGTATCACTCACGCGATTGTAGAGCAGAACGTCGCTGCCATTGGTCGCTGCGACAAAATTGGCGACAGATGCAGAGGTGTCGGTTGTCGTCGATACAACTACCTGTGCAAGACTCGCCCCTCTAACATCCAATAGGCTCCCAGGTGTGGAATTACCGATTCCGACAAGTCCGGCAGGAGATATTGTAATCCCAAGAGCAACTCCTAGATCAGTTCCTGGAGCTATACTTAAAGATCTGCCGTTACTGCGATCAATTCCAATAACCCAATTCTGGGAAGTAGCTGCACTTAGATAGAGTTGAAGTTTAGCATCACCAGCAGATCCTCCATTCTCAATGAGGATTCCTGTGCCGCTATCTAATGCAGCGGTTGATTCATAAGCATGAATTACAGCTTGCGGAGATATTGCAGTATCGCTAGACACCAGCATACGGCCAGAAGGATAAAATCCGAAAAGTGAACTTCCTGGCTGGAACATAATTTCGAAGCTACCTTGATAGAGATAAAGTCCTCCGAATGGTCCATTCGCTTGTGCTGTAAGAGTAACACCTGCAAGTTCTGATGTAGCTCCTATTGTGCCTAAAATAAGATTTCTGAAAGTACCAGATTTATATCCGTAGATAAAAGAATTGGGAGCAGTAGCAACGTCATCTGAGAAACTATCTGTCCAGTAAACTGCTCGATTTGCGGCAGTCTCCGTAAGCATACGAAGACCTCGAGCAGATCCTAACCATACTTTCTCAGTAGCTCCCTGATACAGATGTATATCTGTATTATACATCGCCATTCCAGATGAAGTAGCGGCAAGCCCAGAGAATCCAGTAGATGGTGATTTTGTTAGATCATTCCCAGCAGCGAATCCATAGAGCGTAGTTCCGATCCCTGCGAATCCATTAAGATTCCCCATAGAAACTACGGGAGCTATATCATTCCACTTCGTAGTAGCTGTCCTACTATAAATAGTCATAGTAGGGCCAATCTTGCTATGGATTGTCTGAACGCTGGCTTGATCTATATAACCATCTCCGACGGCTGTTCCCAGAGTAACAACAGCATCACCGATGATCCAGTTCTTAGGGCCTCCGGTCGTAAAGTTCCCACCCGTTCCTCTGGATACGCTATATCTATATCCACCCGTAATCGTAGTGGGGCCAGTCGTAGTTTTTATAGCTTCTATCTGGGGAGTAGTTCCAACTATAGTTTCTAAATAGAGCCAAGTACCGGAAGCGAAAGTATTATGTTTTAGATCTATTGTAGTAGCTCCAATGGGAAAATCTGCAATAAGACTAGATGTTCCCGCAATCATGACTCTACCACCGATGGTAGCCATGACATTGCTCGCAACAAGAGTTTCTACATATAGTTCAGCAGCATATAGAGTAGACCATTTACGATTATAGCCACCAAGATTAATGATCCCGCTTCCACCTGGGAAAACATCTAATCCCCCAGGATTTAATACTAGATCTCCTCCTGGCAAAATATTGAGATTAGTGGAAGCAGGAGATGTGATATTACGCTCAGTACCTATGAAGTCAAGATTTGCATTGATCTTGGGATTGGTATTAAACTGGAAGACGCCAGCATTGAAGGTAGCTCCAGATCCAAATAGGACTGATCCGGCAGCAAAGGTAGCTCCTAGATTGAAAGTAGATAAAGCGTTGAAAGTAGATAGAGCATTGAAAGTAGTAGGAGCAAGAGCTGACCAACTCTGAGGAGCTGTCCAGTTAAAGGCGTAGGCTTGATTTACTTTAGAATCATCTGCCGCTAACACTAACGTCCCGTCTGCATTTGCCATATTTATGGTGACGTCAGTAGTTAGATCATGGGTTCCAGTTAAGCCCAATCCAGCTATGATAGATCTAGAAGTAGATACAAAGAGGGCTGGATTTACAGATATAACTCCAGGACTCCAGAGAAGACCAGTTCCAGCCAGCGTTGAGGCTACGGCAAGACCAGCCCCTTTCGTGAGGCCAGGATTGGCTCCAAGAAGAACGTCTATATTGTCATCATTGACGATGATCGCAGGACTTCCTACAATGTTCAGCGTCCTGCTACCCGACAGATCACCACCACCTACAAGACCATCTCCCGCTATGATGCTCACACCTACGGGTACGAAGACAGCTGGATTGACAGATAGCACCTTCCCTGTCATCAGCAATCCATTACCAGCAAGAGAATTGTCTATAGCCAGATCACCACCTACATCTACGACAAGACCAGATGGTGACGCCAGAGATAGACCTATATTTATCGTGCCGGATAGCGGCCCACCCCCTGTGATCGGAGCTGTGAAGCCAATCACTTTGGTAGTTCTTGCGACGGTACTATCTACTTGTAAACCCGTTGTTATGCTTAGACCTGGATTGATGGGAGCTAGTCTAATGGACAGATCATGAGAAGAGCCAAGATTTCCACCACCCTGAAGACCTGACGTTGCTGCCGTATTGAAGAAAGTGGTAACTCTAGCTACAGATCCATCTACCGTCAAGCCATCTGTAATCGTAAGACCAGGTTCAGATGTAGCCAGATCAACTGCTAAGTTCAGAGGACTGGTTGCTAGAGTACCGCCACCCTTCAGACCAGACGTTGCTGCCGTGTTGATTGCGAAGCTAGGTGATACATATCCTGAAGGATCCAGGTGCATGATGTGATCAGATCCCATCGACAGACCTGTACCTGCGATGAGGGGATCTAGCGTCAAGCCACCAGAACTAGCCAGAAGGCCAGATTGGGAGGGAAGTAGAACTCTGAGCTGCTGACTTGATGAGAGTGCGCCGCCTCCGGCCAACCCAACTCCTGCCGTGACAGATATGGAAGTTCTGACGACTGAAGAATCTGTTTGTATATCAGATCCTACAAGAACGATACCATTGCTGGCTGTCATGCCAGATATAGCTGAGCCAGGAATTAAGCCATTTACGATGACCTGACCCGTAGTGGGATCTGCCTGTATGAATGGGACTGCACCAGTTAAATCCCATCCTGATACTAGCTTCCAGCGACCTCCGTCAGATACGTCTATCCCTGCTGTATAGATCCTAGTTCCAACCTTCCAATGGAAGACAGGATCACCAGGGGACAGCGTTTCCATTGTGATGCCAGTGTTCTGACCCATAGAGCCAGAGTTGTCATAGACGTGTAGATTCTGATTAGTGTAGAAATTGGTATCTGAACCAATCATTACATGGGCAGATGGGAAGCCAATGTCACTTGTGAATCCTATATGCGTCCACTGTGTACCGATGTAGGTGACGCCACCAACTTTCCCATCCCATCCTCCGGCAGCCAATCTTATCCCTATGGATTCAGTACCACCCGTAGCATCTAAGCTCACACTTGCTTGGGTCGTGCCGTAGGAAGAAAGCTGAAGACGCCTATCTCCAGGATTGCCCCAAGTCCCAATCTTACCAGTTGCGAAAGCAGATGGGATATTAGACAGATCGTCATACCAAGCAATCACACGTTTGACATCACCATGTATGACAGCATTATTAAGAAGCGACATACCGTAGGTACGATTTAAGTTCGTAACTACGGTCGTCCCCGTCATGATATCTATATCTGTATTGTAGAACTTAGCTCCCGAGACAGCATCTATAACTACACCACTGAAGTTACCAGATGAAGGTAAGATGCTCAGATCGTTGCCAGCGGCGAAACCCCATACGGGGGAAGTGAAGCCAACTGCCGTCTGAAGATTACCCATCCGTACTTTGTTCTGAAAATGCGGTGAAGTTCCCTGGATGGAATCAAAGATTTGCATTTCGATGAACGGCCCGAAATCAGGCTCGTACAGCGAAGACATATAGATTACACCCTGTCCGAGCTGACCACCCGTCATAGATGTAGTAGGTAATCCGAAGTCAGCTCCTACTTCACCCTTATGGATCGTAGCTCCTGTGAAGCCACCATCCTTTCTACGTAATCTCCATTGCTGAAGTGATGGCGTATCTTCCGTAGCGGCTGTTCTGGTGATGTAATCAGAAGTTGCTGCACCATCAAAATCTACAGCTTGGAACCAGACGGTTTGGATGACAAGACCAGTTCCCCAATCTATAGTTCTAAACTCAATCCAGTTATTAGCTACGAAGAGCTTCGCACTTCCCAGTCCTGGAGCTTCCTCAAACCATACATCTACGGTAGAACCTACGGCAGGAACTAGAAAGTCCTGATGTACAATTCCATAGGAGCGAGTTAAGAACCACTCACCCCGCTGGACTCTAGCCTCGTCTGCCGTAAACTTGTGTGCGAAGAGATTATCTACCAACAAATTAGATATGGTAAGCTGATGCTTGAAGCCACCGAGCCACGCCAGATTCCAACCGTCAATCCCCGCTATGAACTGATTGAAGGTAGGAGTACGAAGCGTTTGATCATCGGGAAATACTACATTCCCACGTGATACAGGTGATGTGGGTGCATTGGGGAAGATAGGATCTACGTAGCCAGTAGGACGTGATTCCAGATACAGATCAATCTTGGGTTGGATATGAAGACTGTTCTGCGCTGTGATATTGCGATCTACGCCCACACCCATGAAGTCTATATCTGCATAGACTTGCGGATCTGTATTGAACTTCAGAACGCCATTGTTGAAGGTAGCGTTCGTATTGAACACGGCAGACCCGTTGAAAGTAGATGCAGCACCTACGATCATTGTGTCTGCCGTAGCATTGATCACCAGAAGAGTACCGTCAAATGTGACCTGATGAGATCCTGGAGCTACGGCAAACAGACCAGATCCTAAACTAATCCCACCCGTTGAATCTGTATGTATAATCTTCTGTGTGCTACCTGGATTGGAAGAGGAAGCTAGAATCCCGAGAGCATTAGTAGCAGATAGCCCAACTACATCATACTGAGCTCCCACCACCGTATGGACAGCTCCAGGATCACCATCTCCCGTGATTATATTATGGGATCTTTTGTGATGCTGGTCTACCGTGACGTTGGTAAGAAGACCGTGATCTCTAGTTGTGATATCAGCTAGTGAAGATCCGCTCTTATTAACACTAGACCAGTTGAGCTGTCCTGTATGATGTACGCTCTCATGAGGATGAGGTGAGGGTGCGCCTCCGGCCCCACCAGGAGGGACTACGTTCACCCACTGACCAGTAGATGAGTTGTATTGTAGCGTCTGACCATTGGCAGGGGAAGCTAAAGTAACATCTGTGAGAGCGTTAAGATTGGTAGCTCCCCCGCCTCCGCTCCCGCCAGATCCCGCAGCATAGGCACTAGCTTCACGGATGACTAGCTTGCCGTTCTCACGGCGCATCCGCACGAAGGTATCTGCTACCTTCGCTACGCCTACCGCATCATAAGCTGTGGCTATCCCGTTCTCGCCTGTATATCCCAAGCGAACATAAACCATTTTGGGATAGCCATTTACATCTATGAGTCCACCAGCAGGTTGATTCCCAAGATGACCAGGAATCCAGTTATCTTCAGAGCTACTGTTCCAGAGATCGCTAAATTGCTTTCTAAGATTATCTGCAATCATTATATGTTAATCCCAGGTGGCTTCAGTATACTTGTAGCTGGAGGCCCATTTGTTTCTATCTCCAGAGTAAAATCTACATCACGTACTAAGCCACCTCTTTGATAATCGTATGTCCAAGACATCTCTTTGATCATCGTGTAGAAAGTAGTGCTAGGAAGAGGCTTCGGTGGTTGTTCTTCATCGATAGTGAAATCTAGCTGGACTCTTCCCATATAGCCAGGATCCATATTACCGAATTGATTGGAATCCCACGGAGCCTTAACTCGTATGACGCCCCAGGGAGAATTAAGACGAGCGTATCTATTACCTTCTACATAGAGAAGAGTGTACTCTACATCTACTAAATGATTGGTGCTCTGCTGTGAAACTGTACCTTGTCCCCTCCCACCCTTCCCAGGACAGATGCACCAGAAAGTAGTTACAATAAGATTGGGAGGGGTTGCCGTGTCATAGGTGTAAGCGGTCTCTTCGCGGATAGCTCCGCTCATAAGTTCATATACTCTGGGAGCTCTCCGAGCATCTACACTTACACTGTTCCAGTTACCAGATGAGATGATCCCCTGCATCGGTGCAAAGCTGTCACGATCTGCCATAGCCATCAAGCCTACATCTACAGATAATCTCATCTCTCCAGTTCGCAAGCAAGTTAAGTAGAAATCTGGAACCATCATATTTGCGAGCTTGTTGACTTGACCATAAAGATTATCAGCATCAGCAGTAACTCGTAGATAGGTCAGCATAGGTAGTAGATAGTTATCCACCAACAGATCACATATGTCTAGTGCTGTACTCTGCCAGTAGAGCATGAAGCAAATAAAGTATAAGACATTATTATAGGGTGTTCTGTTCCACTCCCCAACGGCAAGAGGAATCCCAGTAGCTTCCAAGTTCATCTCTTGCGAGAATCCTGGTGTTTGCTCTAGCTTACCATTTATATCTACGAGTTTGAAAGTAGTATCTCCATAGCTCCCACTTCGTTCATGCTCGAAGCCGCTAGTATCTTCTAAATGCCATCCTGCAAAGATCATTCTATAAGCTGGAACTAGATCATCTTGCTCTTCCCAAATCAGTACCATAGATCCATCCCGATATACGTCAGGATCCATCTTCTGAAATACTTTTAAGCCAATCTCCTGACCATGAGGGCTTGCCGTGTGCGACACGATCTGATGAGGAAGTGTTATATCATTGGCTGGATCTCGCACAAAGATAAGTCTATGAGATGTATGTGAAGAACCATAACCAGAATTAACCGTGAGATGGGCTACGTAAACTCCAGGATGATAGCGAATGGTAGCTGTCCTAGAGGTTGTAGATCCAGATATAATACTGGCTTGTCCCGCTGTATAGCCGAAATCCCATGTGATAGCACCGTTCGCTATTGCGCTGAATCCATAAGTATTAGCAAACTTGAAGCTATTTTCTACGGTGAACGTTACATCAAATCCACCCGTTACAGGATCTTTAGTTCCAGCGATATGCGGCCCAACATTACTAACAGGAGGAGGGAAAGTAGAAACTGATCCAGCTCTTATATCATTATCCATATAAATTATGGGAGGAACCGGATTGCCGTCAACATCATCAGGCTGAAGCTCTATTCTGGGAATCTTAGCCCATAGACGATATTCATTGAGAACCGTTACATAGGTTCCCACAGACATCATAGCTTCACCGTCGTGAACGCCGTTCTCGGCCCACCCTATACCAATCGCAGGATCATGGAAAGCATCTCCGATGGCCGTCGCTTTCGCTCTACATCTTCCTCGGTCGCTCTTCCCAGGAGCACTTCCAAACAATATAGTCTGACCATTCTTGACGAAGGAAATATCCATCCCACTTCCTATATGATCAACTCTAATAAATCTTACAGGATAGACGGAATCAGAGTCATTCCAACTAGATACTCTGGCTGTGAATACAGTAGGAGGCTGATGCCAGTAAGCGTAGATGGTCATCCTATTTGCACCAGATTCTTGATCAGGATTGTGATATCTCTTGGAAAGTATTCCCAGCTCGCATCTGTTCCCAGGAAAGGTCTTACGGCCAACCCATTATAGATATGATAATTCCAAGTATCATTTCTCGCAAGAAGCGTTACGCTCCTCCAAAGGGAATCATCTAGCCCTACTTGCGCTAAGATACTATTATAGGTTTGCATATCATCCAATGCGCTCCACTGAAGTTCTATATACGGCCCTTCAGCGTAGGGATTCCCACCGCCTAGATAAGTTACTCTAGTGTACCTAAGACCTAGAGATCTAGGTTGCGGGGAAAAGAACTGCAAGCTCGAAGTAAGAGCATCATGACCTTCTGCAATTTTATAAGAACTTTTTGCTCCGTAAAGATTTGACGCTGTCATATCACCACCTAGTTTGATTACTAGATTTAGCTGCTTCACCGACCCAATAGACCATCGCATCACCTACTAATTTCTTAAGATCATTGTCGGTTCTATTGCCTATATCGCCAAGTGATATTGTAATCGTATCTATAGCTACCGTATAGCCACCGTAGGATTGCGCTGATCCCGACGAGACAGCTGATGAAGATACCACAGGTGGGGAATCTGTCTGTATGACTACGTTATCCGCACTCGCAGGATTGACGCCACCCACTTCCCATCCTGGGAGGTGCTTGCCGTAAGGAGCTAGCGCATCGTTGATCTGAGCTAGCAATCCATTGAGGCGAGTTATCTCAGCAGAATCCATACGAGCAACGGCAGTACCCATCTGGGTAGTAAGATCATCCCCATACTGAAGTAACTGCCCGACCAGAGCATCTTCTAATGTAGTATCTCCAGGCTCTAGTGGCGTTCCCTTCATTATATTGTTTTGATTCTTCCACCATTGCTGGAAGATCGCAAGGGAGGTTTCCTGAAGAGCGTTCTGTTGCTTGATGAAAGCAACAGATCTGATCCCTTCACTTGCCATCTGCTTGTTCCACTCATTTTCCAGAGTGAGCTGTTCTGCCGCTTGCTGCTTTTTGATTTGATCTATACGCTTATCGTGTTGCGTATCTAATTCAGTAAGCTCGTCAGTATGATGATTCTTCTGCCGTGTTAACTGCAATCCGTAATCAGTCTCTTCTTGCGTTTTCTGATTTTCATGCGCTGTCTGCATATCAGAAAGACGCTGATCATCTGCGGTCTTAGCGTCTTCCAGTTGTTGAGCTAGAGCATCTTGCTGATCTGATATTTGTTGCTGAAGAGCATCATTAGCATCAGAGACACGCTGATCATACGCAGCTTTTTCGTCAAGATTGCGCTGATTGTTGGCATCTTGCATATCTTTAATCTGCTCATCATAAGCAGATTTAGCATCTTTGACTTGGGTATCGTGAGCTTCTTTGGAATCTGCTAAATCTTTATTGTGATCTTTTTCTCGCTCTTGAGATTCTCTTGCAAATCTACGTTGCTCGTTGTATACGGCAACCGCATCTAAATGTGAAGCAGCATCTAAAAGATTATCATAATGCGCTCGTCTTGCTTTTGCATTTTCCTCATTGAATTTATCATTGATATCTTTTACCTTCTTATTATAACCTTCCTCTTCCTTTGTTTTCTGCTCATTAAACTCGCGAGTAGCTAGAGTTTCTTGATGCTTCTCATCCCGTGTATTGTTGGCTACAGATTCATTGTAATCACGAAGCCACTTCCCCTGCTCTATGCTGGCATCACGCTTCTCCCGATCTATTTGCTCATCAAGATTACGAGCTGCTTTAAGAGCTTGAGCATCTGCATCGCGATGGATCTTCTCTACCTGATCTTGATAGGCTTGCTCTTCACGCTCTAGTTGTCTATTATGATCCTCAGCTTGTTCTGCCATTTGCTGATTAAAGGATTTGTTACTCTTAGTAACGGAATCTTGGTAATCCTGATCAGCATTAAACATCTCAGTGTAGGCTTTATCGTCAATTTCTAATTGCTTCTGACGATGCTCTACAATCATATCTATGTCTTGCTCTTCAAACTTCTTGATCCCTATTGGCCCTTCATTCTCCCCTGTATTATGTCCAGGCATAAGCATAGGATTCCCGCTGGAGGGCAGAGACGGCCCTCCTGGAACCTTGCTTGCATTAAGCATGAAAGTAGCATTGGCTCTTGCCAGATCATTACCAAGCTCTGCTAACTCTTTATCTATTTTATTTATATTATCCTGGAACTGACCCATACCTCCCACAACAAATGGGGATGGTTTATTTAATGCTTGCTGATTTATAGCTCTATCTGATAGGAGTTTTTGTCGTCTTGTCTCCAGATCAGTCAAGCTCATATCTGTGCCAGAGCTGAATGGGGAAGTAGCTGGATTTTTATTCTGAGTACCTGGAACAGGTGTGCTTCTTAGATTCTCTAAGGTTTGCTGAAGAGCCGCATCAGTTCCTTTTTTAATGAGGCCATCAAGAGCATCAGCAACTTTGTCTACGGCAGGAGTGACCAGCGTAGACATGATGAGAGCAAAGTTTTTCCAATCTGCTTCCATCCGCTCTACAGGGGATTTCTGCCCAATAGCAGATTGAGCCAAAGCTCCGAACTTCTTAGTCGCAGCTTCAATGATGGCTTGCTCAAAAGCCATCTGGCGAGCCATCCCAACATTGGCTTTCTGAAGCTCGTCTGTTCTGGTAGTTACTTCTGCTATGCTCAAACCAAGCTGATCTAAGCGACGGGTGCTAAGATTACCAATTGCCAGAGCAATCTCGTTCGTCACCTCATCTACGCTCTTACCCATTGCGAGCGAGATGCCTCTTGCTGCCGTGACGAATTGCTTTACTTGGCTCTCATTCTTGGCAAATCCCAATGACTGAAGCTGAATCATATTGGTAAGAGCTTCAGTCTGATCTACCGCCCCACCAGATGCTTCAACATAAGCATCCATCATCTTAGCTAAATTTTGCTGACCACCCGCAAGATTGGTTGCCGCTACCACTTGACGCTGATAAGCTACTGCGGTCTTCTCCGCAGCAACTCCCGCCGCAAATAATTGCTTGGCGGTATCTACAAGAGCTTTATTAAGATTTACTAAACTTACGATAATTCCAGGAATATCTGCCGTTAGCAACGATCCGGCAAGCCCAACCACTCCTCCGGCAACCCCACCTAATCCCGAACCCACTTGGGTCAGCGCATTACCAATCCCACCACCACCACCCCCACCAGGAGGTGTAGATGGGGGAGTAGTTCCGATCCCAATACCGCCTCCGCCGCCGCCTCCCCCTCCCAATCCACCTAATGTCTGACCAGTCCTAATCCCTCCGCCGCCGCCTCTGGAAGCTATCGCTTGCGCTTGCATCTGCTGATTGAGCATCTGCATTTGCTTTTGATGAGTTTGCTTCTGAGCAGCTTGCTTGGCTTTTTCAGCGTCTTGCACAGCACGTATATCGGCTTTGACATTGAGAAGCTCGATATTCAGAGCTTGCTTATTCGCCATCTCTTCTGCTCTAAGAGATGACTTAGTAATCATAAGTTCTTGTTCTGCCGTTGCTTTTGTAGTTACAAGACGCTGCTTGGCTCTCGTTTCCGACAGATTAGTCTTTCGCTTTTCAGCTTGCTCTACCTGCGTTAGCTCTTGCTGAGCTTGTGCGTTTACCGTCTTGGCTTCTACCGTAGCTTGTTGAATCTTAGCTATTGAAGCCTTCTGACGAGCAGTCATCTTTCCGGCTTCAGCTTTGACCACCGTAGCAAGTTCTTTGGAAGTTTCGACTTGAACTTGCTTAGAAGCCTTCGTAACCTTTTCAGATCCAGCCGCCATCTTGTCAAAGCCTTTTTCAGCTATGACACCAGCCTGGACAATTTCCTGCGCTCCTTTAGTTACGCCAGATACATCAGCATCTATTTTTGCAACTGTGATATTATCGCTCATGCGGCTTCACCATCACCATTACCATTAGATTCTGGCGGAACGTATCTCCAGGTTTGAATCCCACGTACACCCTCAGAAGCCAAAGCCAAGACCTGAGCAAATCCTCCCTCGAACGGGGGAAGATCCTCTTCACGCATTTTAACCATCCGTACAGGTCTAGCCGGATCTGGTAGATAAAATTTATTATCCAGTAATTGATCTAGGGTATACTTAGATTTCCATTCGTGCTTATCTGCTGGCCCTACAGATACACGCTCTTGAAGGGCATTGTCCATCATGATCCCAAAGGTTACAACGCAACTATCTAGAAGATAGGCTTCTAGCTTATCCTTGATCCCCACTAACTGCGATGGACGGCTGTGGGTCTGCTGCGCCGTTTGACGTAACCTCCACATCTGTGGGCGGTTCGTAACGAAAGTTTTTCAATGCTTCGGCAGACACAAAGGTCAGCCGGAAGATGTAGCTTCGATCGCTAAGTTCTATATCATCTATAGAGATCTCATTGTCTTTCGTTGGATTCTCTACGATCTTGGGTGCGACGAGAGCGGCAACACACACTATCCTCAGAGATTCTAGCATGTCCATCGCAGCTTCAACATCTTCGCCAAGAGATACGAAGTTATCCATTTTCTCGCCGTCCATACGCCCGTAGATTATATCTACCATCAGAGCAGAAAGCGGATTAGGGATCTTTCCCAAACGAAGCAACTGGTCGGGCCGTACAGTTCTTATCCGTACGATCTTGCCGCTATAGGGAAGCTGAACAAGCTCCCCCTCCTCACGGTTACGACGCCATTCAAAAGCACTTGTGATGGGGAGTTTGTCGTCCATTATATCTTCCTAATTCTTACGTCAAATTGGGCTTCAAGTTAGATGGCGGGAAAGCGTCTATATTAGTATCAATAACATGCGTGATGATATTGATAGCTCCGTATTTATCATCATCCACAACTTGCATAGTGACTTCGGGGATTGTGAAAGCACCGTATTCCATCTGAGCAAGTGTGAAGTTAGACATGATCTTACACTTGGGAAGCCAGAGCCAAGTATCCCCGATCTCAGCAGAAAGAGCCTTCAGAAGAACGCCAACAAAGGGCATCTTCTGACTACCGACAATCTGCAATTGCTTGGCAGTTGAAGATAGAGATACAATCGTAGTTCCCGTGAGTACGGCAAGCGAGGATAGGTTCAAGCCACCCCATCGCATCTGAACAGAACCACCGATTGCTTGTGCCGCAATAGATGTCTGTCGATCATCACCTGTGAGGATAGCGTTCACAAGCTCCATCGTAACTTGTCCCATCTGGATAGACATGATATCTGTACCAGTGGGGGGAAGATACGTCGCTGCTGCCGCAGGAGTTGTCGGAGCAACCCACTGTGCAATTTTCCCATCATTAAGACCGAACTGTGGTGATCCTACGTCAAAAGGCATTATCGTTTTCTCCTAGTTTTCTTACCCATCGAAATGATTCCCAGATTTACTAAGTTCTGCAGAGTAGACTGGGTCTTACGTCCCCAATAATCCAACGCTGGACGTATGATTGAAAATCTACCCTGATTGGCAATTTCAAGCCAGATCACGTAATCTAAAGTAGTGCTATGGGAAATAACGATAGTTCCGAGTGGCCCCGTTGTCTCATCTAGGAAAGCATGAAGCCCCTTACGAGCTAAAGTCGTACGATCTTTCCACGGAGCATGCGGCCCAAGCCACTCATCTATCTCACGAGCTTGTCTATGAGCTGCGTTCTTGCCCGACACTAGAACTGTATGCAAGAACTCTTCCGCTACTTGTCCCATCATAACCGTAGGAGGGATGTTGTAAGTC